TCTCTTGTACACACTCACAAACTACAACTATAGCAGAGTTTGGAGCAACACCACACGCAGCAGCTAGTAATATAGATCGTGATAACGTCAAGTATATTAGAGTAACAAACTTAGACGATACTAACGAATGTATGTTAGGGGTGGTATCAGGTGCTTCTAATTATCAAGTACGACTTAGAGCGGGAGCCTCTCACCTTTTATATAACGGTGACGATATATTCGTAGCAGAAGAAGATACTACACCAGCTTTTGCAGCAATTACAGCTGATTTAGCGTCTTTACAAATACGTCCTAGCAGTTCAAACGATATACAAGTAGAACTATTTGTAGCTAGTGTATAGTGGCTTTTAAACTTAAATATGATAACGTAGAAAAGTATTTAAGATCTTACGGTAAATATATTGTAAGACAAGCTAGAAGTATATTAGCTAGTCGTCAAGATACAGGTAAATTATCTTCTTCATTAAAATATAAACTTACTAAAGATCAAGACGGCTACGATATTAAATTCCTTGCAGCTAAATATGGTAAGTATATAGAGAAAGGGGTTAGCGGTACAAGAGTATCTAGATCATATACAGACATGGAAGGTAAACGTAAGCCTTCACCTTTTAGAT